CCTGTTGCGCCTTTGCTTAGTCTTGCTGTAGCTGCACTGCTGTTACCGTAAATAATAGAACCACGGGGTACTGCGGCTAGCGTGTTTAATTCAGCCGCCGTGCTGGTAACTCCAAGATTTGGTAAAGTTATACCCAAGTTTGTTCTTGATGTAGATGCACTTACTACGTCCGACAAATTGTTTGCAGCGGCTAACCCACCACTAGCTACAAAGGATGTAAACGCTACAATCTCTATAATGTCATTAACCAAAGCAGCGGTAGCCAACACAACGTCAGAGCCGTTAGTCGCGGTGTAATCAGCAGCGGCTAGTTTTACGCCGTTCATATATACATCGACAAAACCTACGCTGTATCCACTTGTAGCGAAGCTAGTCTGACCTGCCGTAGCAGTGAAAGCCTGCCGCTTCTGCGTGGCCTGTGGTACTGGCTGTGTGCCTATGTATCCTGACATGTCTTACTCCTACTCAGGCTTTGTGGGCCAATTTATGTTTTCGGGAAACCCAGCTTGTGTAGGTACGTCACGCAGTGCCTGTCGGTATGTGCGCCAAGCGTCAGGCACATGGTCAGGCCAAACGTGACTGTCAGATAGTTTAAGCAGCAAATCACGGTGCGCTCTAACCGCAGACTCAGTGGTCCCAGTAAAAGGATCAGACATCATAATTTTCCTACGTTAAGATAAATTGAAGAAGAAGATAGAGCCACGCCAATGGCCCCAACCCCGTCTACCCCAACCTCTGTAAGGGCTGCTGAACTAGCTATTGATCCGTATGCTTTACCAGCCGTTAGCCCACTTACAGATGTATTAATTCCACCAACGACTGTAACCGTGCCAGTTGCCCCATTTGAAATGTTTTCTGCCGCAATACCTACAAAAGATGGAGCCGATGGATTAAAAACGCGAACATTGGTCGGATCGGCAAATACAATATTACCCGTGTCGGGGTCGTAAACCGAATCGCCACTTGTTCCTGTACCCCATCGAACTATTTGGCTTGTTGGCGCAAACTTCATCTCCGTAGCAGTGATCTCCACCTCTACAGAAGCCATCGCGTCAGCACCCTCTTTAAAACTTAAAAACTGTTTGTCCCCAGCCACAGTAACAAAAGCACTACCTTCGCCATATCCTGTATATGTAACGTCAACGTAATTTTCCGTGATACCCGTGCCATTAATTGTAACTATACTATAGTATGTGGTGGTGCTGTAGTTGTTCATAAAAATTATTTTGTTAAGGCTGGGAAGAAAAGTCCCTCTTATAGCTCCGCTATTAAAACCACCTGTTATTGTGAACTGAGTTCCACTAGAAACACTTGTCCCGCTAACTGTTAAAACGGTCCCTTTAATAAGTTCATTACCATAGTTTTGAAACAACATTAAAAATTTGTTTACATTAGAATCAAAAGTTAGAGATGTTTTTCCACTAGTTGCGCCACTGGTGGAAACAGTAGCCTCTGAACCAAAGCTGATAGATGTACCGCTGACAGTTCCAACTCTCGCTTTAACAGAGTTGCCGTTACCGTGAAAAATACACAGAACTTTTTGTGCATTGCTGTCGTATCGAACAATAGTATCATACTGTCCCTGACTGTTCATAGATACCGGAGTTCCAAATGAAAGGTTAGTACCACTAACTGTTACAACTACGGCGTAAGGGTAATTATTACCACCTTTTTGGCTATAAGTAACTACAGTTTTCCCAGAATTAGCGTCATATGCGGCGTGAATGTCACGCGCCCCGACATTGGCAGAAACCGCAGTTCCAAATGAAATTTGTCCGTTAGCAATAGTACCTACTCTGCCGTGCAGATAATAATTACCGCCATCGTAAGCATAAAAAAACAATAATACTTTATCATTTGCAGTATCATACACTAAGGTTTGGTAGCCTGATGCCCCACTCCCCTGTGCCACCGCAGTCTGCAACTCTGCTTCCGACACAGAAATTGTTCCGTTAGAATTAAATCCTACAATATCTCCAGCCGAAATAGCGCCTGTAGCAGTGAATGTCTGTTCGCCGCCTGCTGATGCAGCAACCCAACTCAAGTCGTTAGCACCTGCGGTCAGGACTGTGCCTTCTGCACCCTTAGTCAGGGGGGCGGCTACACCTGATGCGTTACCTGTTTGTATGGCACCTCTAGCAAGTGCGCCTACCGATGCGCCTGTGGCTGTTATTGCGCCACCAGCCGTCATATCTCCCGTAGCGGCAAGATTGCGAATAGCTGTAACGTCCTTGTTAGCATCTGCTGTAAGAACCTTGTTGGCCTCTGTGGTGCCGTTGGCTGAAGCCTTATCGTTAAGGTTTAACTCAGCGATAGACGCATCAATGCCTGATATTATTCCTGAAGATTTAGAGCCAATATATCCAGCCATTAGGTAATCTCCAGTACCGACAACATAGTGTCTAGGCCACTTGCTGTGTTAGCTACAACCTTAACCGCATCTGCGGCTTCTAAGATGATTTTACCGTCCAGCACGGACAAAGCGCCCTGCGCGGGAATAGGAGCATTTTTAATAATATAAAAGTCTGTACCACCCCTGCTTACGTAAGCACTTGCCGTAATCTGTGTGGTTAGAATGTTTGCCAAATTAATGCCAACCGCAACGGTCTGTGTGTTTGCAGCTACTGTACGGACAGTAACAGGGCTGGTGCCTGTGGCGCTTGCCAAGTAACTCTTAAAGGTATTAGCCATATTCTATCCTAACGCTATGCTTAATGCCAAAACATCACCAATGCTCGCTGGAGCTTGGCCTGCTATAAACAGACTAGGGACACTTAGACCCGTAAACGCATCTGTCATTGCTGCCCCTGCCCCTGTACCATCGGAAAACACTGCCTTAACTTGACCACTAGGGATAGTTATTGTCGCCCCTGACCCCTGTTTAATGATAATGTTTTGACTTCCAGTTGTAGCATTTTCTATAAACCACATCTTACTTACTGAGGTGGGTCCAATAGTAATAGTACAAGCAGAGTCTAATGTGCCTGTATATTTAAGGTACATGGACCTACCTTGAGCAGAGGCTCCATCGGTAAGCGTGGTTGTATGGGTATCTGCGTTAGTAGTTATTGCTTCAGTGCCAAAACTAAAGGACTCGGCAATAAGTTCTAAATTTGTGTTAGTAGTAGTACCCCACGTACCCGACTGCTCGCCAGTACCTATCTCTTCTAAACGAAGATCGTTTGAATAAACACTAGCCATGTAAGTTTCCTAAACTAGATTGATTGTTGGATTTATACCGCGCTTGTAGCTAAGACGCAATCTTTTTCCAAGTTACCGTAGAGTTGGTATTCACAGGTGCCCAACTTTCCGAAGATGTAGGGCTTATACCTGCCCAATTTGAATTGTGTACGGGCACTATTTTACTCCATACAAGCACTCCGCCAGACTGCCCTGCGGCCTGTACTCCTGATACAGTTACGCTAGCGCCTTCTTCTACAGACACAACGCCCAGACCTAGAGTACCTACTACACCTACTGCGGGTTGTGTAACGTCGCTAGTAGTTGTGCTAGCGCCCGAAGCTCCAGTGCTAGACAATCCTGTAACAGGTATATTGCTATCTGCAGATGCTGTAGCAGTTCCTATATACCCCTGTCCCGCTACACCACCAACATCGGCATTGCTATACGTAAGAGTTATAGTACCTAACTGACCTGTTGCAGCAACTCCTGTTGCAGGTAAAGAGGAAGATTCGTTAACAGTTACACTGCCAACACTTCCAGTAGAAGATATACCTGTGAGGTTAACAACACGCCCAAACCTTGTGGTAGCTGTACCTATGGCTGTACTGCCTACAACGCCTACAATCGGCAGGACTGATTCAGCTACAATAGATACTGTACCGACAGAGCCTATAGAGTTTAGCCCCAGCGCAGGTATGTTGCCGTCTGAGTCTATTACTACTGTGTTTAGTTCAGAAGTGCCGCTAACGCCCGAAACAGGTACTGTCGCAAGTCCTGTTTGAGTTGCTGTACCAATTTGTCCGGTTGCGCTGACACCTGTTGCATCTATGCGAACAACAGTAGTTACTGAGCCAACAGAACCATTTAATGCTGGAAGAACACTTGCTTCGTCCCAAGCCCCAAAGCCCCAAGTAGATCGGCCCCAGCCACCTAGATATACAGTGGACATGAGACGCTACCTTTTAAGCTATGCGAATGATCGCGTTAGAAGCATCTCCAGTTGGCATTACAACTGTAAAGTCTCCAGCACTTGCGGCTTTATCTGAACCAAAGTCCAGTACAGCTACAGAAGGAGTACCGCCACCAGATACGGGAGCATTATTGTAAAAAAGAGCGCCACGAACTAGGTTTATTGTTACGTTTGAAAACACAACATCATTAGCGTCTACAAAAGCAGTAGTACTGGAAGAAGTGGGAGTTACCGTGGTAATCGCATTGCCCCCAGCGGTGTAGTTTGTACCGCTGATTTCGTTGGTAGCAGTATAGCTAACAGTACCAGCATTAAAACTTGAGCTGTTATTGTATAGAGCCAACTTAAATTTGTCACTTGCTGCCGTAAAATTGTGTACGCCTTTAAGTAGTTCGGTTTTAAACGAAGTACACATATAGTTGCCTGAGAATGCCATTTACATATTCCTTATATACTCTGCCAGCTTTGGATGCCCAGCGTCTTTGATTGCGTTATATACAGTAGTTCTGTCGCTTTGAATAGCCTGTTTCATGTAAGAGGCTATAACGCCTGTCATCTGCTGTTTGTAGGCTACTGCTTGGTCTCTTATTACGGAAGGGGCTTGTTCAGAAACGTGTAGCAGCTTGTCAGTACACCTCTCAGCAACCTCTTCAGGTGTGAATCCACGATTGTTGGTGGTCCTAACCTCAACGCTACCCACAGACATATGAAACGGCATGTCATTCATCTAAAGTTTCCATCCCTATAGCTATCGCCCCTACTGGCAGCATCAATTACAGAAAGTTGTGTTAAAGCAGATTCATATCGTTCTTTATAAGTCTGCATTATATCAGGATCGCCCTTCATAAACGTATACGCTTCTACTAAAGAACCATACAAGAGTACAGTGTCAGCGTTTTCTCCAAGCCAAGATGTGGTTGTAGTCACAATAGAAGGAGGTTCAAAATAATAGTGTAACTCAACTACATAGTTTGCATCGGGTGTTGGTCCTACTATAAAGTGCCCGTCAGTGTTAGCGGCAATAGCATCGCCATCGAACTGACCATAATATTTAGGCGCACCTTCCGTAGCTGCTACAGGGTAGGCTTCCCGCATGAAGTTAACATCTTTCTCTAACAGGTACGTATACGCTGCTGTGGTGGGGTCAACAATGGCGAGAGAAAATACGGCCAGAAAGTCATCGGGCCGCTGCAGGTATTGATTACCTTTAATTAGAGAACCTGTGCTGTTGGACCTAACTTCGGGTATAGTAATAGTGCGAAATATACGTTGCTCCGCTTGCTGAACAAACGTAGGAATCAAAGAAACAAACGTTGCCTCTGTGTTCTCTGTATAATCTTTTATGGCTTGCGTAAGCTCAGTATAATTCATCAGACGATCCTATATTTGCCCCCACGAGCCTTGCCCATTCCTCTGCACACACCGCCACTACCCATCTTATCTATTTTACCGCCCTTGCTTCTTTTGCTTGCGGCCAGCTTAGACAGGTTTTTCTTGCCTTTTCTAATAAGGAATTGGTCAAAACTCATTTGATCTGACGCAGGGCTGTCAAAAAACTCTGTCCGTAAGTCTTGAAGTTCTATATCCAATTCTTTCATCTTGCCCATAAGTTTAATCCTCGTTGTACAAGTTATCGAATATTTGCGTTACATCTAATGTGTAGTCTAAATCAGATTTAGAATAATGTATATGTTGTGATGGCTTAAAGTCTGGTGCGCCTTCACCTGTTTCAAACCACGCAGGATGTGTTACCCGTACTCTGTTGTTAGGTAACGCCACTATATTACCTGTCCACTTACCTGCATCTAGTAGCTGTAATACATGCGCTTGTTTATGCTGTGCAGGGTCATCTGCTACATCTGTGTCGGTATAGTCTACAGTAAATAGGTACTTAGCAGGAAAGAACTCCCCCGCAATCTTTGCCATCCACGGACAGGGTGACGCCCTATCAAGCGTATATACCGCATGTGTATGAGAAGGGCAGTCCCAAGGCTGGGCTTCGTGAACTGCCATACCCTCGGGCCACTCTTCAAACGGTTCATCAGCTACCAAAGCGGTTATGGGCATCCTAGCCCACATAGCCCCGCCATGCACATTCTCATCGTCTGTATCGTCTGCTTCACAGCCCGTAAAGATAATCTGAAAACTCAGGCATCTGTTAGGCATTGTCGTAACAGCAATAACCATAGCATGTAGAAATTCGCCGTGGTAACGCTCATGATTGACCGTATACTCACGACGAACCCAACACTTAAAGTGCGGTATATTGCTTTGCAAATAAGGCATTAGCCGTTCTTGCGAAAACGTTGAGGACGTGCTGCACCGCTACCGCGAGCAATAGTACCTCTACCGCCTTTGCTCATTTTCGCCAGCTTACCGCCTTTGGCGTAACCCTTCTTCATCATCTTGCCGCCGCCCATCTTCTTAGTAACAGCACCGCCAGCCTTCTTCTTAGTAACAGCGCCACCAGCCTTCTTCTTGGCTACAGCACCGCCTTTAGCCATGCCTTTTTTCTTCATAGTTCCGCCATAGGCTTTTTTTAAGACTGAATCAAAAAATGATTGCGCTCTTTTTCTATCTCTTTCGTCTTTTGGGTTTACACCCCCACGAGCAGAATCAGTAGCCATCATGTTAGCAGTTTCTTCTGCTCCAAAACGAGAACCCTTATTTCCAGTAGCACCAGAAGCGTTCATTCGCTTGGTCATACCGGGAGATTCGCTAACGCGCTTACGTTTTGCTGCTAATCTCTTTGCGTCTTCCCGTGTTACGGGCCTTTTAGATGTTTTAGGTGCCATGTCCAAGTCTCCTATGGTGTGTTAGCCGTACCGCCCATACCGCTGTGGTTTACGCAGTAATAGTATAAGGTTGGTGCGCTGTTAGCTACAGTTATCTGAACATATGCACCAGCTTGTCCAGCCGTTCCTGATGTGGTTACGCCTGTAGTGTACTCAGAACCACCGCCATGCGTACCGTTAGCCGTAGTGCTAAAGCGCAATGGGTGACTACTATTACTAGAGGCGGACTGATCGAACCGGAAGGTAGAACCTTCTGCAATACTAATTGTCGGACTAACAACGCCATCTATGTAGAACTTATTGCCTGTGCCGTATGGATTAGTGCCGCTGGCTACCGTTACCGCAAATATATTTGTAGTTATAGTAGCGGCACCTGAAGCGCCTGTGCCTGCTATGCCTGTAGCTGAAACTGTGGAACTATCAACTGCTGTAATGCTTACAGTACCTACAGCATTAGTTCCCGCTACACCTGTAACTGAAACATTAGCACTACTTCCCGCGAGTACACTAACAGTACCCACAGAACCAGACGCTGCTACGCCCGTGACAGTATCGCTTTCTGGTACAGGAATGTCTAAAGTAACACTACCTACTTGTCCTGTCAGGTGTACGAGGGGGTGCCCTACAGGGTTCCAACCAAATAAACCGCGTCCGGGAGAGGCATCAGGTCTTGGATCAAGCAGTGATTGTGGATCAACTACTCGGATACGTCCTAAGAAGTTTTGTGGTTGGTCTGGATCAACTACATCTTTGCCAACGCGAAACCCTGTACGGTGCCCGTCTTGAAACTCATATACAAGGTCTTCTAATGGGTATCTAAACCCTGTCCGGTCACATATACCGTATGCGTGTTTACCAGACGCGTAGCTCATCTCATACCACCGTGAAAGGTTTGAAACGGTACAAATATAGAAGACGCACGTTCTTGGTCCTCATATGCCGCTAACTTAAATTGATACTCATACTCTTCTCTAAGAGGCACCGCCCTAGCCGCAGCTTCAGGTTTCTTCATGGCTACGTGAAACGCCAACCCTGATACGAGTGCAGGTACAAACCGTGGAGGTATACTGTTTGTTTCTCCCCCAACACCTGACGCAAGCCCATCAATACCCTTGAGACGGAAGTACAGTAGTTTGTAAGTCTGTGTAGTGTCCGGTGTGGGCCACAGTGTGAACTTTACTTCTGTAGGTAGCCGCTGCACATATATCTGCGTGGGCCGTCCTACAGTGTTCTTATTAGTCTGCTGTGCGTATGTAGACACGCTAACGCGCTGTAAAGCTGTGTCTATTTGATTTGTACCTGTACCAGTACGTAGCTGATGCTCAATAATATCTATAGTATCTACAGGCATGCTATAATCTATCTGCCCTGCAGTCAGATCGACAGTGCCAGAGTCAATAGTAAACAGGTTGAGACCCCTGTTCTGCCACTCTAGGGTTAAAATATTAAGACTACGGCGGATAGTGCGTAGGTCATACCCAGATTGCATCTGCAGGCCAGCCCGTTCAAAGGCTTCTTCAAACAACTCAGGTAGGTCAGGTACGACTGTAGCCATTATTTAGTCCTCTTCTTACCACTAGCAGTAGTAGACCATTTTACACGTTTAGGCCCAGTTTTCTTTGTGGCCTCGGACTTAGTTATCTTAGATGCCACTTTCTTAGGGCGACAGGCAGGGTAGGGACGCTTGGACTTACCTTTAGCAGATTTACGTCCACAGGCTTTGCCTGTCTTAACATCGGTCCACTCTTCACCGAACCATTTGCCAAGACCGCCTTTACCCTTTTTTGGTGCTTTTGCCACGTTTAGCTACCTTGTTGTTGCCGCCTGACCAACCGCCGCCCTTGGATTTATACCATTTAGAAGCCCAAGCATTTGCATAAGCGGAAGGATAGACCTTAAACTTGCTTCTAGCTGCGGACTTGGCCCTAGACCACAATGCTGCATTTGTAGGCTTTGCTTTAGACATATCGCCCCTTAGTTTTGCCCCGCATAGCGCGACCATCTATTTTGCCGCCACTACGCATTTTAAGTATACCGCCTTTAGCGCCTTTAAAGACACCCTGTTGCTGTTGTTGCCTAATTAACTCTTCTTCTCGTTCAATACGTTCACGTTCAAGACGTTGAGACTCTTCAAACAGACGCTTCTCAGTTTTTTTGTTTTTGCGACGATCTTGTGCAGCCTGTGTATCACGTTTTGGCATAATTTATCCTAACACTTCCAGCGTCTTCTAGCCTGTCTTAGACGGCTATTAGGGTTTTTTGCTGCTTTGGGGAATTGTTTCATCTGTCCAGCAGAACGGGCGCAGAACGACTTACGCCGCTTGGCATCTTTACTGCCTTTTTTAACCTTGCCCGTAACAGCAGTTTTTAACTTAGAACCGGGATTTTTACGTCTGTAAGCAGCGACACCCGCCTTTGTCATTCCCGCTCCAGACTTAGTAGAGCGGAAATTCTTTTTGTTACGCTTCGGCATCTCACCCTTTGAAGCCATAACGATCTACTCTATGAGCAGGGTCATTACATTGCCAGTACCTGTAAAGGCAGAGACAAAACAACCATTGTCAGCAAGTATACCGTCATTGGGAATATATACATCATTCCAACCTACAGGCAGGGTTAGCTGAAGTATAATCTCACCCGTAGCACTACCACTACGTATGGTAAAAGCCGCAGCCGCAGCAGCGTTAACTAAAACGCCCTGCAACCTGCCCCGTGATGGGCCTACAAGAGCAGCGGTATCGCTTGCTGCAAAGTTGTAAGCTCTAACCTCTTGACCAGCCATTTAGCTACTCCTTTAAGGTCGTATTACAGTGTTAAACGCTTGTGCATACATTACTGTAATGCGGACAGAACCTGCGTTAGTGGCAGCAGAAGATGTTACAGTCAAACGAATGTCTGATGCACCAGTGTTACCCCATTCTAGGGTTCCACCACCGCCAGCACCCAGTGCTTTGACGCCCACTGTAGTTCCTGACGCAACCGTGTTGATAATGGTGTTTGCATTACCGCCAACTTCACCAACGCTAATGTTGGTAGTTGCGTTAGCCGCAGCTACAAGATCAATAATACAGTTAACGATCTTAGAGTTTGCTGGTATTACGATATCCGTTACAACCGCTGCAAGAGCGCCACCTGCGAGACTCTGTACTGTGTCTTGACACATTACAACGTAACCTACGTTAGCAATGTCAGTGCCTACAGTTGTGCCTGTAGTATTCTTAATATTACCTGCCCGAATTGGACCTGAAAAAGTTGTGTTAGCCATGATAATCTCCTGTCGTGGCAAATGTCAGTTACACACTGTAACTGTCAGGGATAAGTTAGTAGTACAGCACCTTTGGACAAAAAGAAAGGGGCAACCGAAGTCACCCCTCTCAAACTGTCGCCAGTGCCTAAATTAGGCTCCGGGGGAACCGTAGATACCCAACGGATCAGAGACACCAAACGAATAACGCTCACGCGCTTTGTAGCGCACGTTACCTGTATCGAAGTCACCATCCATAGATGTTGTCATCGAAGTACGCTCAAAATGCTTCATGCCATTCGGAATATCAGTAGTGATAAAGAACGCATCTGCATCAGTCAGATAATGGTTAACCGTATAACCGCCCGGAATAGAACCGTTTGAGTTAAGCGCGTTAATGTCATTATCGGCTGTACCCACACGATTTACAGTTTCCAGCAAGCGTGTTGCCACAAACATAAGACCTGTAGGGATAATGAGCTTGCGTGGGCGCGCAGCGATAAGAAGACCACGTTCATCAACGTAGGCTGCAATATCAATTACCGCTTGCTCAAGCGAGGTTTCATTCAGGTCAGCAGCTACCGCAGGACGGTTGCCGTTTGTAGCACCCGATACTGTGGGGTGTGCAGTGTTGAACAGCGTGACGCCATCACCTGAGTTAAAGGTGGCGAAGCCTGTGTTCAGCAAATCCGCTGCCTTAACCTGCTTGGTATAAGCCATAGCGCGAGCTAGTGCTTTAGTATAGCGGGTGGACAGTGAATCATACAGGTTATCTTCCATCGCTTCTTCAGTGATAGAGAAACCCATAGCCACAGTTTCATGGTTGTAACGAGCAGTGAATGATTCCTGCGCGTTATCATACGAGATAGCAGCACCTTCGTTTTTGACGGGTGCAGCGCCAAAACCTGAAAGTTTTACTTCCTCTTCAAAACTACGCTCCGAGGTCTCGGTTTCGTAGATGGCTTCATGTTCGTTTTCGTACTTGCCGTACTCTAAACCAAACAGGGCGTTAAGGCCCGGAAGAAGCTCTTTTAGCGCCTGTGCGCGAGAAATAGCCATTGATTATCTCCTTACAGGCCAAGACCAGCGGTGTACGCATGTGACGAAGGATTGAACTTAACAATCACATCGGTAAATGCGTCACCCACGGTTGATCCGGGTGCGTTAACGAAATCTACGAGCTTAAAAGCAACCGTAGCGGTGGTAGCAGCGGTAGCCACATCCAGAGAGATTCTGGAATTGCCGTTGGCTGTATCCGGGGGGGTCTGATTAACAGCAAAGTTGCTGTGCATCAGGGTTTGCGCTACGGCAGCATCAGCTTGAATTTGGAACAACGCGTTAGGGTCATCACAAATATAAGCCTGAGCATCAGCAGCAACTTGACCTGCAGGCCACTGATTATTCTGGGTAAACCCGCGAACAGTATCAGTGTACGAACAGCCAAGGAAGATACCAACAGTCCCGGCAGGAAACGCAGCAGCGTTTGTACCAACCTCAGTGACCTTTGTGATGGTGCCATTTGCGGCTACCTGCACAATGTCGCCGTTGGCGATAGCG